GGTGTCGATATGGCTTCGCGTCAAGTGCATAACGGGATCTCGATGCGTATCGTGCGTCAATACGATATTAACAACGACCGTATGCCTTGCCGTGTCGATGTGCTGTATGGTTTCAACACCATTCGCCCACCGATGGCTTGCCGTATTTTTGGGTAATAGAATTGCTCCCGCCTAGCGCGGGGGCATCTTAATTTTTAGGAGAAACAATCATGGCACTTCCTTCAGTTGGTGGTGGCTATCAGAACACTGATGGCAATCAAAGCGAACAAACAATTGGCGTCCAAGCCACGCAACAAACGGCAACTGCAACCGCAACTTTAACTGTTGCTCAAATTACTGGCGGGATATTGGTGGGCAACCCGTCTACAACGGCGGCGTCCTACACTCTGCCGACGGCGGCGTTGATTGACGCAACGATGACCAACATGAAAACCAACAGCACGTTTAAGCTGACGGTAATCAATCTTGGCACCAGTACTGGCCTTATCACGGTGGTTGTTGGCACCGGCATTACTGCGGTAGGCAACTTGGTTGTTGCTATTACTGGCAGTGCGGCGGGTGTTAGCGGCGCGGGTGAGTTTCTGTTCCGCAAGACCGGCGACGCAGCGTACACCGTTTATCGGGTAGCTTAGTAACAACACCTCGCGGCGTAACAACCGCGAGGTGGTTTTTAAGGATTTGATATGGTCATCTACCTGCGGCATCCCCTTCACGGTAACAAGGTCGCTATTGCAGAGGCCGAAGCTGAAGCGGATGAAAAGAACGGTTGGGAACGCTTTGAATTAGGCGACCCCGAAAATGAAGTCAACGAATTAGCTAAACCTCGCGGCAGACCACGTAAGGAGTTTGCGGAATGACCACTACGGCTGGCGATCAGATCAACGGCGCGTTGCGGCTGATCGGTCAATTGGCCGAGGGCGAAACGCCATCGGCGGCAACCTCAGCCGATGCGCTGACCGCGATGAACCAGATGCTGGATAGCTGGTCGTCTGAGCGTCTGTCCGTGTTCTCAACGCAAGACCAGGTATTTACTTGGCCTGCTAATACCGCAACACGCACTCTTGGGCCAACGGGCGATTTTGTAGGCAACCGTCCGGTATTGGTGGACGATTCGACGTATTTCCGTGACCCGTCAAACAACATCAGTTTTGGCATCAAACTCATAAACCAAGCACAATACAACGGCATTGCGGTAAAGACCGTTACCAGCACCTATCCGCAGGTCATGTTTGTAAACATGACCATGTCCAATATAGAAATGACGATTTATCCGGTGCCGACTAAGGCGTTGCAATGGCACATTGTCAGCGTCAACGAGCTGGTCGAACCGGCTACGCTGGCGACCACGTTGGTGGTGCCGCCGGGTTACCTTCGTGCGTTTCGGTTTAATTTGGCGTGCGAGATCGCCGCTGAGTTTGGCGTTGAGCCACCGCCCCAAGTGCAACGGCTTGCGATGACCAGCAAGCGCAACATCAAGCGCATCAACAACCCCGACGACGTTATGAGCTTGCCGTATTCCATCGTGGCGACTCGCCAGCGGTTCAATATTTATAGTGGGAATTACTAACATGCCTAATATCGCAATTTCTGCTCTACCCGTTGCCACTTCGCAAGCTGGCGCCGATGTGTTGCCGATCGTGCAGGCAACGACCAGTACGACCAAACAACTGTCGGTCACCAATCTGTTTACCAGCCCGACGCTGGTTACACCCGCGCTAGGAACCGTTGCCAGCGGCAACATTAGTGCTTGCACCAGCACCTCAATGGTGATGGTAACTCCCGTATTGGGAACACCGTCCAGCGGCACGGTCACCAACCTGACCGGCACAGCGTCGATCAATATCAACGGCACCGTAGGCGCTACGACCCCTGCTGCGGGCGCGTTTACTACGCTGAGTGCGACGGGGCTTGTAACTGCGTCCGGCGCAACAAATGGGTTTGTCACTGATGCGACAAATGGGTTAGCTTTATTTTCTTCCGATCCTGCAAATTATAATATTAGTCGCAGCGCAACAACCGTACAGATTAAATCTGCGGGTACCACTGCTATTTCAATAGGTGGAATAACAATTCTTGGCATCGCGTCCACAGGTTTAGCGGTGACAGGAACGATGACTAGCACCGGATCTTTAGGCTACGCAACGGGTGCGGGCGGGGCGGTAACACAAATAACCAGCCGCACCACGGGCGTAACGTTGAACAAAACGTCAGGTGCAATCACCCTGTTCAGCGCTGCGGGAACCACGACGGCGGCAACCTTTACGGTAACCAACAGCACCGTGGCGGCAACAGATGTAATCATCCTAAACCAGAAATCCGGCACCGACCTGTACGATCTAATGGTGACCGCTGTTGCTGCGGGTAGCTTTAACCTTACGTTCCGCACAACGGGCGGCACCACCACAGAAACCCCAGTGTTCAATTTTGCAGTCATCAAAGCAGTTGCGGCGTAATTGAAAACACCCATTCTTGGCGGCAGCTATGTCGCTCGGTCAATTAATGCGGCTGACAACCGCATGGTCAACCTGTTTGCCGAAGCAATACCGGAAGGTAGTGGCGGCAAAGAGGCGGGCTTTCTGCTGCGGTGTCCTGGCCTGCGCTTGTTGGCAACGGTTGGTGATGGCCCCATTCGCGGGCTGTGGGTAACCAATGGCGTGGCCTATGTGGTGTCGGGCAGTGAGTTCTATAGCCTAACCACAAACTACACGGCTACCTTGATTGGCTCTGTAACCGGCACAGGGCCGGTCAGCATGGCCGACAACGGCACGCAGCTATTCATTGCTTGTAACCCTGTCAGCTTCATCTACAACACGTCTACCGCGGTGTTTGGGCAGATTACCGACGCAGACTTCCCCGGTGCGGGATCGGTTGGCTACCTCGATGGATATTTTGTATTCAACGAACCGGACTCGCAGAAGTTTTGGGTAACCAGCCTGCTTGATGGCACATCCATCGACCCGCTGGATTTTGCCAGTGCCGAAGGCTACCCCGACAACGTAATTGCGCTGATTGTAGATCACCGCGAGGTATTCCTGTTTGGGAATAATAGCGTCGAAGTCTGGTATGACGCCGGAACGCCCGACTTTCCTCTGGCGCGGATTCAAGGCGCTTTTATGGAAGTGGGTTGTGCGGCGGCGTATTCCGTTGCCAAGCTGGACAACAGTGTATTTTGGCTAGGATCGGACGCCCGAGGCCGTGGAATTGTCTACCGAGCCAATGGCTACACGCCAGCGCGGATCTCGACCAACGCAGTTGAATACGCCATCCAGAGCTATGGCAACATTACAGACGCTATTGCCTACACCTACCAACAAGACGGGCATCCGTTCTATGTGCTGATATTCCCGTCAGCCCAAGCAACATGGGTATATGACGTATCCACACAGTTATGGCATGAACGCGCAGGGTTTGAAAACGGGGATTTCACACGGCACCGTAGCAATTGCCAAATGGCGTTTAACAGCGAGGTTGTGGTTGGCGACTACGAGGACGGGCGGCTGTATGCTTTTGATCTTGACGTTTACGCCGATGACGACCAAATTCAAAAGTGGTTGCGGTCGTGGCGGGCGTTGGCTACGGGGCAGAATAACCTCAAGCGCACCGCGCACCACAGTCTACAGCTCGACGCTGAAACGGGTATTGGGCTTAATGCTTATCCGGCTTATGCGGGTGAAGATTTAGCCACCGAATCCGGCGACATTATTGTGGCTGAGTTTGTGCAGGGTTATCTGACCACGCAAGCCGGTGACCAGTTAGTCACTGAGGCCAACGACGGTAACGAACCGTTGGTGACACAAGTGCAACCCGCCGAGGATTACAACGGCTATGCGTTGGAAACGGAAGCCTACACCGCCGCACCGGGTTACGATCCGCAAGTCATGCTGCGCTGGTCTGACGACGCGGGGCATACCTGGTCAAACGAACACTGGAACTCGATGGGCAAGATCGGCACCTACGGCACCCGCACCATCTGGCGGCGGCTCGGCATGACCGAGAAGATCCGCGACAGGGTGTATGAGGTGTCCGGCACCGATCCGGTCAAGATCGCCATCATGGGCGCTGAACTGTTTGTCACGCCGACGAGTAGCTAGTGGCCGAACTCAACATCACCAATATTCCCGCGCCTCGGGTGCCGTTTGTAGACGAGCGCACCGGCCTCATGGCGCGGGAGTGGTATCGGTTCTTTCTCAACCTGTTTGTCCTGACCGGCAGCGGCAACAACCCCATCACGCTGGAAGAACTGCAACTCGGGCCACCGAGCCAGCCTAGCCTTGCCGAGCTGTTGATTCAGATTAATCAGAACATCGCCCCGCAATACGAAGATCAATCGGGTGACTTTCTGGCTACGCTCGACACCGCGCAGCTCATGTCGATGATGTCGCGGTTTGAAAATGCTGAAGCCGCCATCCAGGGGGCTTACCTCCAGCCGGTTGTGCAGACCGGCACC